CCAAAGCGTGTGTACTATTCGCAGAAGCGTATGTTGTGCTTTCTTGCGAAGTAATTGTAATTTTGTTGGCCTCTTGGTCCAACACCGTCAGGCCATTGTCAAAAACGCGATCACCTAAACTTGCCATTTAGTAGCTCCTTATATTGATTTTACCAGTACCACCAAATTTTGCGTTTTGGCTGTCCTGATTGATGGTTTCTACAGCCCTGTCATAAAACGCTGACCATGTAGCCAGCCTTTCATCCATACCAAGGAACGGGGCTGTGTGAAGAAGCGTTCCGTAAAGGTAGGCATCGGGATAATACTGCAAAATCCAATTTACAGTATTGCTTGAGGCAAGTGCGTCAACACGACCATAATATATCATTTCCAAGGTGTAAGTGGTGTCAGGCGTAGGAAAAACCTCTATAGCACCGTCAGAAATGTTATAAACCACTGGCTTTCCAGCCGTGTTGTCGTTTTTTTGCCTTCTATCACTGATCTCCATGTGACCCGCTGGCGTCAATGTAGAAGTGTTTCCAGATGTCACACTTAATCTAATTGGCTCCAAGAAATCAGTTGGCAAAGATGTGTACTGCGTATCCAAACTGGCGTTTGATCGCTTTTCCATACGCCAATGACGAATACGGCGCGACATATCGGCTTCGCACAAATCAATAAACGTGTCTATGCTTTGCTCAATAACTTGGTTGTTTGAGAAAGCCAGTACAGCGTCTTTTAACTCTTGATAGGTGCTAGGCATCTAAGTCTCACATATTGTTTGCGGCATTTGAAACAGCGGCCTTCGCGTCCATCTGGGCAGCGGCAATGTCAGAAGGCGTTGCCAAACTGAAACCGCCCGTTTTCATATCATCCAAAGACAGCGTTTGCTGTGACTTGACGCTTGCCATTACCTGCTGAGACACAGTATTTTGGAACACTTGATAACGCGCATCGTCCATTAAGAACGGGGTTGCATGAAGCAAACTTGTGTACAGATAAACGTGCGGCGCATCATCTAATAGCCAGTTGCTTGTATTGGATGTCGTAAGCGCTGGAATGCGCTGATAGTAGTCCAAATCCAATGTGCCAGATGAAGGCGTTGGCGTAACCACAATTTGCCGCCCAATAATTGCAAAAAACCTTGGATTAGCTGCATCACGGGTGCGCGTTCTGCGCAACATAGTAAGCTGTTGAGGCGTTATTTGCTCAAGGGGTTCATCCTCTGCGCTACCTACCTGCGCATAAACAACCTCAAGCGCATCTGACGGCAAAGTTGCCCGACCAGACGTGATTGTAACGCCTGTTGATTGTGTAACCATATCTGCTTGACGCAACACATCATTCAATGTGCTTTCCGCAAGCCTAATAAAATCAGGTATTTTCTGATCTAAGTCTGCTCTATTGAGCCAATCGCCAATCGCAGTCTGTAATTCTACATAAGTTGTTATTGCCATATCAATCTCCTACGTTGATTGCGTTATATCACATTTTTTAGGGAAAGCACACTCTGTTATGCGAACCGTATATTTTTTGCACAGCCCCTCTACTTTTTCACTTAAAATTGTGATGTCTAAAGACTTGTCATTTCTCGCAAATGCCAAATCAAAGTCTGTCATTTCCATTTCGTATGTCATTCTTTTTTCCTTAGATAATCTTGTAATGACATCATCTGCCCTTGCGGTTCTTGCACCATTTCTGGAACAACCTTATCAAACATAGTATAAACTTCTGGCCTGTATTGTTTGTTTGATAACCCTAAGAAATTAGCATCTTTTGCCAATCCCATCGCTCTTGCTGTAATCATTTGCCGCCGCTCCTGTGGGGTAAATGTTTTACCAAACGAAGCAATCAAATCATCGACTTCCTCTGTCGCCAACATATACAGCTTTTCCAAGTCAATAGAAACATCATAAAAGCCCTCTTCAGGCTGTCTCGTCGTCATTATAGCATCGCCAAGACCTGTCTCTGGTGTATAGTTTTGCGTCCCAAAATAGCTTTGAGGCGGGTAAGGATTGTACAAAACCTCTGGCTTTTCCCCGTATTTCGTCATGCGTGTAGGATAAGAAAGCTCTCTTTCCATGCCGCGAATATTAGGGTTTGTTAGCTGCTGCGCTGGATCTATTACAGGGCGCACCTCATCTGAATAGTGGAATAAATCCAAAAGCCCACGGGCCAAATTACCAACGGTTTTTAACCCTCTTCCTCTCATCTGGGCCAATTCCTAATTATTTCTTCTAATTCTAAGCGGTCTACTGGATCTGGCATACCCTTTGGATCTACCGCCCAATCAGGCATCAAACCAATCTTTTGATCTGCGTAAATTGTATCTGCACCAGAAGCGCCTTCGTTTAGATCCGCGTACATCCCAGAATTAACCGTACTGTTCTGACCTCTTGTCTCAGAAGCCATTGCTTTTCGCGCCAGAGGTGAATACATGCGCGAATGCTCTAAGAAAGCGCGCTCCTCTCCCGCCGCTCTAAATTGCGGATTGCCAGCGCCTAAGTGACCGAAAACATCATGCACAATGCGGAAAGCGTCATTTGCCACAGCATCTTCTTTGTCACCAACCTTACCCACGGGCGTCAACATTGGGTTTTTTGACATATCTATTTCTGGTTGCGATGAACCTTCTGGGAAATAGCCAAACTCATTAACGTCATCCCCGCCCCAATAAATATCTTTAACCTTTACCTTTTGAGAAATGACTTTTCCCGCCTCATCGCCACGCGGTCCATATCCAGATGCCGCATGAAGTTCCGCATATTTAGGGCTTAAAGTAATCCAATCACCAGAATTTATATCATTGATATTTTTAGGCACAGCGCGATATATCATAACTTCTGCATCTGGGTTTTCAAACACACTGCTTATAACTTCGTAGCTTTCTTGATTTGCAATGCCGTATTCGTCATCTGCATGACGCGGCGGTGGCGCATAATAACGCGGCCCCTGACTACTGTAAAAATCTTCTGGATACCCAGCTTGTTCACCTGTAATTGATTTTGTCAAATTATCTAGGCGTATAGCATCTTCATCTAGCGGTCCTGTCGGCTGATGATTAATACGATATGATACATCTGGCGCAGGTATGTCGGACCCATACCCTTGGTCTGTCGGGAAAACATATAAACGCCTGTTTTCAATTAAATCCTTGTATCCAGCGGCAGGGCTATCAGCATACGGGTCAGGCTCACCCTCTTTCAAAAACTTAAAATCAATTCCAGCATCTTTCAAAGCATTATACTGCGCCATCGTCTCGTCAATCATAGCCTGATAAGACGCCGCGACCTCTTCATTCTCTGGGTCATTCTTCATGCGCTGATATGCTGCCGCAATCAACTTGGCGCGTTGAGCATCAAGCTCTGGATAAACCAGATATTCCGCACCATCCAAGCCAGCTTCTTTAATGTAATTTTCCGTAATTCTTTGTATTTCTGCAATGGGACGCGCTGAGAACCGCCCCTCGTTAGGTATCGTTACCCCCGCTGGAATACCCTTTGGGCGCAGGTTAGCCGTATCAGGCGCATCATCTAGCTTTTGCCCAAGCAAATAAGGCAAAGACTTTTTTGACATTTCGCCAAATTCGCCAGCCTTAGACAACGTACCAGCAGAAGGAGCAATGAACAGATCCACAGGCGCTTCATTCGTTAAGGCCATAAGATCCCGCCCCATGCGGTCACTGCTTTCTTCTGATTGATAAAATGGAAAACCTTCACTTGTGCTTTGAACCGCGCCTACACCAGTGCCAGTTAGCATTTTGTACAAGTTAGGTATTTGCGAGACGCCATACACCGCATCCATACCCAATCTAAGCGGCCCTGTCAGTCCCGTTGGTGGGCTGTAACCCTCAGAGGCCGCTTGAAAATCCGCAAGCGCATCACTGGCTTCTGAATAACCTAAGTTTAAACGTGGGTCGCGCTGTTTTGTCGCACCTGTCAGGTATTCCCAGAAACTAGCCATCACATTTCACCATTTATGGCTTCAAGGTATTTTTCCACGTCCTCTTTTGTTGACTGTGGGTCATTAAGTAATTGCGCCAAACCAACGCTAAGAGGAACCGCCGCTGATAAGTTTCGCAAATGCTTAAACTCTGGATCGAACCTAGCAAACCGTGAGCGTATTCTGTTTGCTTGCTGAACCAGCATATCGGTTGACGGTTCACGGCTCTGGGTTTGCATTTCCTTTACCCACGTCTCAGCAGCGTCCGTATCCTCTTTTGACATTCTTAAACGAACATCTTTGTCCTCTGGCACCGGCAAGGCTCGCAAATCAAAACCGCCACGATCCAAAACATCTGTAATTTCCGCTGTTTGATATGGCGTTTTAGTCATCGCTTCTGCAATGCTATCGGTGCTGGTTCTTGTAAATACAGGCATATTGGGTTTTGTTTCTGGGAAATAATCTCTTAAACTGCCGCTTCGATATTCTGGCATATCCATAGGAAGTTGCGACCACGACCTACCACCACCAGCAAATGTCGGTTCAGTGTAAGTCCTTCTGACCATTAAAGGATACATCCCCCTCTCATTCATCAGATAATCGACGTAGGTGTTAGCAACGGCTGGATTATCACTAGCAAAAATTGTGCCTTTACCCTGCTTGCCGCTTGAATAATCTGTAGTGTCATAAAAATCATCAAAATAACCAAAATCACTTCCGTGATAAAATGTTCTTGGATCAAAACCCATTTCAGAAGCGCGTTCCATCCGTGACGCTTCATCCATTGGCAAGGGCGTATTTGCAAACATATATCTATCGTCTGCCTTCGCCATCATGTCATCGGTCACGTATCGCGCCAAACCTTGATCACGCAGCGCCAAAACGCCTTCAGCGATTGCCTCACTTTGCTCTGGCGTCTTAGCTGCTAAATCTTCTAAAAAATCTAACAGCGACCGTGCAACATTTCCAATACCCTCTAAACCGCGCCTTCTGGACATCTAACATTTCCATCTTCTACGTGCAGCTTTACCACGCTCACCTGTCCACCCCTGACTACGGGCGCAGAAAGACTTCTTACGGGCCTTTTCGCTTTTTGTCTTTGGATTAGGCGCTGGGGCTTTCAAATTAGATCCTGTTGCTTTGTTGTATTTTCTACGACCTTTTGCTGTCAGACCTGCGCCCCGTGACGGGGGCAACTTCTCACCGCGCCCAACACTCAGGCTTGGACCAGACTTTCTTTTAGATTTTGTTGTACGTTTAGCCATAATAGTTTTGCATGTAGTAAAGCGCGTCCTCTGGGTTAGCAAACCCATCCATGATCAAACCATTAGGCCCAACAACAGCATAACCCGCCCCGTCTTGCACAACGCTCAAACCTGTTGGACGCCTCATGCTTTCATTGTTGCCAATACGATTAAGCACGTTCAAAACATTACCAGCCATGCCACCATCACGGAAACCACCGCCGCTTGCCTGTGGTCCACCCTGATCAAACATATCAGCAATGCTGGTAAAACCTATTTGGCTTTTCGGGACAATGTAGTCACCCGTTATAGGATCACGCTCTGAAGCAGCACCAGCGGGTCTAACCTTTAAAAGATTGCCAATTGTAGACAATAAACCGCCACCCA